TGCATCATGTTCAAGGACAACAATCGGTTCGTCAAGGTCTACACATTTCTTCCACAGACTGAAATGACTCAGGGCGCATGCCTTAACTCTGTTTTGGTCAAGTGCGGGATACTGCTTTTGATGCAGACCTGTACGAAAGCAGACAGATGTTTCGCCATCTGTAGTTGGCCAAGACCATCGGACACTTTTACCAAAGACTTCAAACATAGCATCAATAATAGAAGTGCCACCTTGATCTCCTTTCGGAACAACTGCTTCGAATCGTTCTAGGGAGAGTTTGGTTGATGTTGACCGAATACTTGCCTCCAGACTTTCAACCATTCTAACAGAGTCTGGGTTAGAAGACATTCTTATTACAAATCCCTTCACCTCTTTTGTCCTATGAATACATGGTCTTTCCATCTTGCGGAACGCTCTTCCCAGTTTCCATTATCAATCCAGTCAGCGATGACTCGCAGTCCAGATTCTTCTGCGATTGCTTTAAACGAATCGGGATAGTATCGCCAGCAGTCTATCACATCGTGAACCTTACCTGCTGATGGAGCAATCAAAATCATGTAGTGTCCTTTCTTCAGGACTCGCGTCAACTCAGCAGCAGACCTAAAAGGATTTTTAATATGCTCAAATGTCTGACCAGATACAACAAGGTCTATCGAGTTATCAGGAAGGTCTATCTGATAAGGGTGTGACATAAGGTGCGTGACATTAGGTGCTGTCTCAATATCTGCAATGTAATAGTTCTTACAGATGTCGGAGAAGACTGTCTTGTATGAACGGTCACGGTCTACTTTAATATCTCGTCCACCTAAGTCTAGGATGGTGAGGTCTGTTCCCAAGTTATGCTCGATCTTCGCTCTTGCGAGTTGCATGTTATGATATGATGATGGGTGCATTATGTCCTCTCAATACTAAATTGTGATGTTGAACCTTCTTGTCGAATGACGAGACTGTGGGTTGCTGCAAAATCATTCACTGCCTTCGTCACGCCCACCTTCCCATGCTTCTGGAATGGCCAAGCAAAATCGTCTCCAAGAATAAGTCCACCTTTTTTAACTACCTTCAAAGCGTTATTCAAGTCTCTTAGACAACCTTCGAAGGAATGGTCACCGTCAATGTAAATCCAGTCTAGTTTTCCTTTAAAGGTTTCAAACCATTCGTCAGATGTTTGACGATGGATTTTAACTTGGGGTGATTTGGAGAATCTCTTCACAACTTGATTATAAGTCTTCTCATAGTATGCTTTAAAGTGTTCCTCTGTACTTCCACCAGTAAGTTTCGAATATCGCTCAAGGTAGTTTTCATAACTTCCATGCTCACCGATACTACTCTGGTATGGTTCTACCGACCAAGAATCAACGAGGTGTAATTCTTTAACCCCGCGCTTTAGAAACTCTGCGGATGTGTTTGCTTTCCAAACTCCAATCTCAGCACCAACTGTTCCTTTGCTCACAAGGTACATGATATCCTTCGAGTCTTTGTTAAAATCCGATCCCATCATTGTCTTTGTCTCCAATAATTTTTCTTTGCGCCAGAATCAAAATCATAACCGAACATATCAATGTCTGCCTTGTACCAATCTGCAACTATCTGAATAGTCTTGTCTGTGTAAACATCCATGTATGACCCTTCATTTAATGCTGTCACATTCCTTGCGCGTGACATCTGTGAGACATTGAAATACGCACATAGGTCTGCGTTCAAATTTTCAAATCGCATCATGTCGCACATAAGATTTCCGTTTATGTCTGAGACATGGTCAGCCGCTGGGAACCAACCACGAATCGCACGATGCCACATGTAGTCTTTGCCACCCCAGATAAAACGCTCTTCTAAAAAGTGTTCAAAGGAATCTATGTTGTGCTTGCCAACGGGTTCTTTCTTCTCCACTTCAATAACTTTCTTTGCAAAGAAGTATCGACTGACAACTCTGTCCCAAGGATTACGCGCAACTGCGAATGGGCGATAGAGACTTCGTGCAGGATAACTAATGTCCCTCCAACGCGCATGCTCATTTCCGTGATGATCCCCATTACGCTTCATGACTTCGTGAAGTCCTTGAGTGTATTTTTTAGAGATGTGATTGTCTGGTGATGCCACTATGAGGTAAGGTGCAAGTACAGGACTTTTTCGTATTGTCATCCCACAGCATTTTGGGATATGAATGAACAGTCTCTTTTGGTTTTCAAATATCATAATAGTCTTCTCTGGTTTTCAAGCGATAGTTGATGCAACCTCTGCTCACGGACATTGACTCTGCCGCGAACTTTACCGAGTCATAGACAACTCCTTCGCAAGATATTTTTCTGCCAAGAAGTTTTCTCCTTGCCAACTTGAACTCTTCTGTGTGTTGCTTCCCATAGAAGGGGTTGCGCTTTCCTGTTGGCGGGTTCTCTTTTAGATATGCTTTCCTTGACTCACTTATTTTCTTCTTCGTCCCTTCATTCCAGAAGAAGTTCCCACTTCTTTCTGTGGTAAAGTTGTGCGCTTGAAGGTTCTTGACGCAGTCATTCTCTATTGCCCACTCACTCAGTCTCTCGCGGTGCTGTGGAGTCCTTTGATAGTTTCCAGAGGCGACACCAGAACTTTGGTTTAGATAGTCTTCGCGGGAGCAGACCTTGAGTCGCCTCAACACTTTATGTTCCCAAAGTATTGCTTGACTTTTCATTCTAAACTTTTTGCGAACTTCCACGATGTCAGGTTCTCCCAACTCTGCGCGGAGTGCCGCGACAGGTGCTGAAGAAGTAAAATAAGTTTTCCAGAGGTCGGTCGGTTGGCATCCCTCGGCATACTTGACACCGTAATAAGACTTGCCGACTTTCGTCCAGTGAAGGAAGTAAGTAAAAGGTTCTGTAAGCATCACTCTATTATCCACATCTGGAATGAGAAGTCAACCACTACTTTCTCTTCGCCTCATAGATTACACTGTCCCTAGACTTCTTCTGTTGCATTGCCTTGGTAGTTATTACTTCCAGACCTAACCCCTCAAGGAAGGCAACCATCTCGCCCCTATCGACTTGTAAGGGGTCTGTCGCGTCCGATACCGTGTGGTTTGCCTGATAGGTGTAGTCGATGTAGAGTCTGCCATTCTCTGACAGTTGATCTCTCCAAGTGATAATAGTTTCTTCTGGAGACATAGAGTGGTCAAAGGCATTGCTGTAAACGATATCCCAGTAACCTTCCCATTCAACTTTACTATGGGTAAAGTCCCACTGGGTTGTTAGCGGAAAGGAACTTGCTGTGTCTGATATTTCTGTACCAAGAACTTCAGCATCAGGAAAGGACTCCAGAAACATTTTCTGCTCTGCACCATTGCGCGTCCCGTGACAGAGAACAGTTTTAGCATCACCCTTCATCTGTGCTATGGTCTTGACAACTTTGGCATCCACATAGACATTATCTATTTTTCTTTTATTGCCTTCTGTCTGTGCTTCAACGTAGTGGTCGTAGTCATTGTACTTAAATATTTTCATTCGCCTATTTCCTTCATTAGTGTTTTCACATCTTCGCCTTTGTTGGGAAGTTTGTCCTTTAGGAAAAAATGAATGAAATGTGCTTCAGATATTTTTTCGTCTTTAACGCCTTTGTACAGCGCGTTGTATTTCCAATCTATGTCTTGCACTTTCATGCCAGACTTCTTGACCCACCAGTTTAATAGTGTCTGGTCTGTTGACCACTTCCAGTGACCATCTCCGTCAATGAATCTTTTGAACTCAACTCGGTTTAGAAACTGGCGAGAGTCTTGACCTTTAAAAAACGGGACAATAGATTTGTTCATCACAATCATCCCCATATTATAAAACTTCGCGCCCCAACCATTCCACTCCCAATCGACATCTTTGAGAGACTGGTATTGCATATGAGAATAGTTGTGAATCTTTTTTGCATATTCTGTTGTGATGGGCATATCTCTTTCAACGCATGCCCCAAAGGAACAGTCATCAGAAAGTTGGTCAAAGATATTTGGAGCATTCGGACGGATGTAAATGTCGGCATCGATGATTGCTATTTGATCATAGCGATCAAAGTAATCGAATGCTCTTTCCTTTTCATAGATAGGCAGAAACCCACCATGCTTAGTGTAGGATTCTTTACTACGATTGGTCGCGAAAATGTCTGGGCAAATACGCAACACTGGTTTGCGTAATACTATGTGGTCTATCTTATGAATTTTACAGTATGCTTTTACAGATTCAATGCAGTGTTCATAAAGGGTAGACTGCTGACCAACAGCAACCTGAAATATCATTCGTTTCATTACGATTCCTAATCAATAATTTTCATCATCTCTATTATATATATCGCTACTACTTACTCACCATCTCCGTGTGAGCGGGTGTACAGTCCAAACCATGCAGCACCTGCGCCTACAACTGTACTTATAAGCCCTGCTTGGGCAAGGTCTGGTTGTTCAAGTGACATAAACCACATTGTAGAATAGTACAGTAGCACCATGTAAACAGTAATGAATGCGCGAGGAAATAGTCTCCATGCGTCTATGGTTTTTGCTGCGTGTATCCACTTCTGCCAAGGGTTGACAGAGTGTTCGCTTTTTAGTTCACGGATTTCATCTTTGAGTTGCGAGTTTTCATGTAGGATTGCCATGAACCTATCAAGGTCAACCTCTACTTCGTTGCGGTCAAAGTCTCCGCGAAATTTCTCATCATTATTCACTGAAGTTTTCCATTCGTGTCATTAATCTTTCTGAACGATTGCCCACTTGTCCATACCACGCACTATCTCGTCCTTCTTTTGCTGCGGTAACCCAATCTTTATTTTGCATAGCAGCAGTCATCTTCTTAAACTTTCCGAGGCGAGTGCGTCCCATATTAAAACACATGTTAACAAGGATTTCTTGAATCTCATCAGGGAATCCGTCCCAATAGCAACCGTATAGTTTTGAGCATTCGCTGATGTGCAAGTCAAGGTCGAACTCGAACACCTCATGAACTCGATCTTCGTCTATAGTAGTTCCTAATGCTGCTCTATATTCGGGGTCACTTGAAAGGACAAGATGCCCAACACCAAATGTAAGATACCCTAAAGAGTCTTCGTATGTCTTGTATACAACACCTTCGTCAATCTTTAGTTGTTCGTATACTGATTTTCTACTAGCAGGACTCATTATACTATTCCTTTGCTTAATGCAACTTACTTTCTTGCATCATTTCTTTTGTCATGATGTAGTCACGCACAAAGTCTGACCGAACAATGTCTTGCCAACCGAACTCTATGGTGCTAAAGTTTTTCATCACTTCCAATATTTTTAGAAACTCTTGGAGTCCGTTTTTATCTGCGTTCTTCACAAAGTCTGACTGATAGTAATCACCACAAAGGATGATGCGAGAGTCAACACCAAGTCTTGTGATTACCGAGTCAAGTTCGTGGAAGGTTAGGTTCTGCATCTCATCAACAACTATGATTGAGTTGTCAAAAGTCTGTCCACGAATAAAAGATGTAGAGTGAAAGTTTATTACTTCCTGTTCTATCAATTGGTGGTATGCGCCCTTAAATGTAAACAGGTCTTCGCATAGAGAAATGTATGGAGTCACGAATGGAAGTAACTTTTCTTCTGCTGTGCCTGGAAGAAACCCCATCTCTCTTGTTGGAACAATAGAGCGAATAAGATGTATATTTTCCCAAGGCGTACCTTTATCAAGAACATCCTGTAAGGCAAGATACAAAGCAGTAAATGTTTTACCTGTTCCTGCACTGCCATTTAAAACTAAATGATCACCATCTGCCCACGATTCTCTGGCAATGGTTTGATTGTCTGTTAGAGCGTGTATGACTTTAAGATCATCTATCCTAATCTTTTTTGGTGCGGAAGAGGTGACTTGTCTTTGTTTCTTTTGCTGACTCATGTGTTGACCGTGTTTCCTCTGCCAGAACCTTTCTTAATTCTTTTAATTAAATCTTTATAATCACCAGAAGTCTTATTTAATATGCTTCCAGTATGTGTAACAATGGTGGCAGTAGACTTATGTACTTGAATGAACCTACCACTATCAATCTTTTCTTGAAGAGAAGAATAAGAACATATTATTTCTGTATCTTCTCCAGTCTTTAAATCTCGTACTTCATAGGTAGGCATTATAAGTCCTTATTCATAGGTTGTCTTTTATATAGTATTAGTGGGGGGCAATGTACAATCTTTATTATAAGCATTTAGAATGAGAAGTCAAGAAAAATATTATTTATTTTATATAACGACACTCCACCATTACAGTGGAGTGCGAGATATAATCACCTCCTTAAATACTTTGACTAGAGTTTGCAAGATCAGAGATGTAAGTATCAAGATACTCTCTCTTCCTCTCTACCTTAAATGCTAGTTGTGTCTTTCCTTTTTTGTTTAGTTTATGAATGTAGTGCGATAATTCTACACTATCTTTTCTTAGACGTTCTAACTGGTGTGTTGTTACCATAGGCAAACTCCGTTAAAGGTTATTTAAGAAATCATAATATTTTACATAACAAGTCCAGGTACTGCCTCCTCAATCAATGCTTTTTTAATCGCAGGGTGTGGACATTTCTTGGAAATCATATCTGTTAGTAAAAGTGCATCTTGTGGGTGAACCGACTCAAGCATACCGATGAACATAGACTCTCGTTTTACTGGAGTCAAATCTTCTCCACGACCACCAGTAATAAGGTATGCAAGTTTTGTATTTTGCCTTGCCCAAGTAGATGGTTGTGCGCCTTCGGGATTTGGAGTATATGGAGGTGCGCCTTTAGGAAGAAGGAATTGTATACGGTCATCAAACGTGCATCGTAGATAGTCACAAAATGCAGACATCCTCGCGTAGTGCTTTATCATATCGATTCGTGTTTTTTTATTCTTCGCTGCCTGAATATCTTCAAGCATTTCGAACAACTCCACTCTGCGAGTTGCCCCTGTTTGTTTCTCAGTTATCATTGTCTTACCTCAATATTATTTAGTCACGCAAGTTTTTAGGTGCTTGCGGTGTATCTTACAATTCAAAATGCCGTTATAATAATCATCTCTTATTAAAACATCCCTATCCAATTGTTCTTTAATCTCCATGTAAGATAAATCGCCTTTGGATTTTCCAAAATGAAGTATCTCTCTGTGGAAATGGTTCTCTGTGACACCCTCAGTTACCTTCTGCTTGATGGTCTCATTACTACCATAGTAAGTACGCCAGTCACTTTCCACGATTGACCTGACGCGCCTCTTGCGCTTCTGAGTGATGGGTAGAGTTTTTGGTTTATGAAAATATTTCTTACCGACATACTTCATTCCCGTATCTTTCTCAGTAATGACATAGACAAAACCCTGATATTCCTTTGGTTCGTCTTCGTAGAGTGGGTCATAGACCTTACCCTTATAGTGCCATGTCATTATTACTTAGCCTCAACAGGACTTCCACACATTGGACAAAATGCTGGTTCTTCATTATTGGGTTCGCTTACTAAAACCTCAACTTCTGTTTCACAAACTTCGCACTCCACCTCATATACAGATTTTACCATTTATGCTGCGCCCCAAACGTTCTTCCAGTCACCACTCAATGCTCCGCGAGCATAGTCAGTGCTTTTATTCTCAAAGAAGTTTGTGTGGATTGGTGCATTAATCATTTCTTCAACCCAGAGCAATGGGTTCTTCTTGACTTTAAAAATCCCCTTCATACCAAGACTAATCAATCGTCTGTCGGCAATGTAACGGATGTATTCTTTAACTTGCTCTGGTGTTAGGTCTTCCATAGGACCGATTGCAAATGCAAGGTCAATGAACTTGTCTTCAAGTGCTACCATCTTTTCTGCTATGCTGTAGATAGACGATTTCAAATCATCGTTCCACAGTTCAATGTTTTCTTCAACGTATGTGCGGAAAAGTTTTATCATTGACTCCGCATGCATAGTCTCATCAACGATAGACCATGTGACAATCTGTCCCATACTTTTCATCTTGCCGTGTCGCGGGAAGTTCAGCAACATGATGAAGGAAGAAAACAACTGCATGCCCTCAGTAAAAGCAGAGAACGCAGCAATGTTAGTCGCGATAGATTCCTTTGTTCCATTCTTGCTTGAGAGTTCTAAAAGATATTCGTGCTTTTCGCGCATCGCTTCGTATTCAAGAAACTCATTGTAAGTAGACTCAGGCATTCCAAGAGTCTCAATGAGGTGCGAGTATGCCGCAACGTGTAGTGCTTCCCTTGCAGCAAATCCGCAAAGCATCATACGCACTTCGGGTTGTTTGAAGTATGGTAGGTAGTTGTCAACATACGCACCCGCAACATCAATGTCTCCTTGAGTAAAGAAACGAAAGATGTTAGTCAGGTATGCCTTCTCTTCGTTGGTCAGTTTCCTCTGCCAATCTTTGACATCCTCTGCCATAGAAAGTTCAGTGTGTAACCAGTGAGACTGTTCGTGTTTGAGCCATGCGTCATAAGCCCACTGATGCGAGAAGGGTTTAAAGCAGTGTCGTTGATCTGTAAGTTTACTACTATTGGACATATCGTTTTCCTTACCAGAGAGTATTGACATCATTACCGTGAGTCTTTAAATGAGACTTCCAATACTTTCCTGAACCTTTGTAATCTTCTAAATGAAGTCTTTCTGTCTTGCAGAAATATCGTAGACCAGTGGTCGCGTGTTCTTTAAGTAATAGTCGTATCATACCTTTACTTAGGCTTAACTTAACCCTCGCAAGCGAGGCAGGAACCGTCATCTATTACAGCACCGAGGTCTATCTCTTTGATCACTTCGCGTTCGATACGCTTGGAGACTTTGTCTGCCTTGCCGAGTTTCTCTGAGCGACAGTAGTACATCGTCTTGACTCCACGCTTCCATGCGAGATAGTGTACCGTATGGATGTAGAGAATGTTTGCATCTGGACGGAAGAAGACATTGAGAGACTGCGCT